AGTACCACTAACATCCAATGTAGTGTCTAAAGTAACTGCTTCATCAACATTTAATGTACCTTTAATAGTTGTCATTTGACCAGATGTTGCAAGATTAACTACACCACCATTACTTGCCAATGAAGTAGTACCACTAACATCCAATGTAGTGTCTAAAGTAACTGCTTCATCAACATTTAATGTACCTTTAATAGTTGTCATTTGACCAGATGTTGCAAGATTAACTACACCGCCATTACTTGCCAATGAAGTAGTACCACTAACATCCAATGTAGTGTCTAAAGTAACTGCTTCATCAACATTTAATGTACCTTTAATAGTTGTCATTTGACCAGATGTTGCAAGATTAACTACACCACCATTACTTGCCAATGAAGTATTACCACTAACACTCAATGTAGTGTCTAAAGTAACTGCTTCATCAACATTTAATGTACCTTTAATAGTTGTCATTTGTCCAGATGTTGCAAGATTAACTACACCGCCATTACTTGCCAATGAAGTAGTACCACTAACATCTAATATAGATGATAATGTAACTGCACCGTCAACATTTAATGTAGAACTAACATCTATTGAAGCAGTGCTTAAATCCTGTAATATAGTTTTATTAGTAACAGTTAATGTATTATTTAATATAGTACTTCCTGAAACATTTAAACTAGAACTAATATCTGTTGCACCTGCAGATAAGTCTTGTAATATAGAATTATTATGTACTTCTAATGAATTATATAATGTAGTATTTTCAATAACATCTAAATTATTTTTGATACTAACATTTAAAAATTCTGTATTATTACTAAAATTATTTATATTTAGATGATTTAATGATTCATCTATAACATTTAATTTATTTATTAAATCTATATCACGTTTATATAAAAATATTTTTTCAAATGTTTTATTAATTATACCATCATTCAAATTATTTCCTTTAAAAACAATAATATCAATATATTCAAAATTTCCTGTAATATTTATGTAAAATTCTTTATATGAATTCACATTATTTAAATTATTTATTATAATATTATAATTTTTATTATTATAATTTTCTGTAAAAATATTAGGATCTGTTGTTAATATATTTGCATAATTTCTATTTTTTATATAAATTGCAAAATTATATTCAAATTCCAAATTATTATTAATTAAATAATTAGTATTTTCAAGATAAAATTTATTAATATCACTATATTCAACATTATTAATTAAAATATTATTTATACCATTATATTTTAAATTAAATGAATTATCAATTGAAATAGATTCAAAATTTATATAATTAAAATTATTATTTTCAATATTTTTAAGAAAAATATTATTATTAATCATTAAATCATTATTTATACTAATATCATTAGTATTTAAAGAATTTAAATATGCATTTTCTCTTAATATTTGTCCAGTTTTGGAAATACCTATTTTACAATTTAATAAATTTGATTCAAATATATTTGAATTAAATAAATTTAATGTACTTAATTCTTCACCTGTTTTTGAAAATTCACCAGATATTGTTACATTGCCTTTAAAAATAATATTTCCTTCTATTTCATTTGTTTTAATAATTTCACTACTTATGCTATATGTATAAATAGATGAAATATCTAATATATTATCACAAATAATATTTCCATTAAAAATACTGTTATTACTAAATTCAGTTATTCCTTCAAATTTTATTTTTCTATTTTCATTAACACTAATTATAGTATCGTTTTTTTTATTTTCTATATATAAGTTATTATTAGATGCATCTAAATTATTAAATTCAATTTGATTATTTTGATTATAATAATTAATATTTCCATATGAATCGGGATCATGACATAAATGTGTTGTAAATATTTTCCAAGGAGTATTAAAATTATTATTTTTAATATTGTCAGTTTTATCAATATTACTTCTAGTTACTAAATTAGAGTTTAATTTATATTCACTCATTAAACTATTATTTTACTATATAATTATAAAAATAATAGTTTAATTAATTATTTTGCATAAATTTTAATTAAATATTAATATTTAATTATTACATTTTGTAGTATTATTAGTTATACCATCCCATGTTATTTTACATTTTTTTGCCCAATCATATTTTTCGCATATAGTATCTTCTTTATTAGTAGAATCTAATTCAAATTGCATTGGAAGTATATTAATACAATCTTCTGTATTATTACCAATATTAACTAAAGTATTATTAATACATGTGTTTTCACCTTCTGAATTTAAACTAATATCCCAATAATCGGGGCAATCACTAATAACAGGTGGATAACTATCTTCAAATAATGCTTTGCTTAAAAATAAATATAATAATACTAACATAATTATTAATACTATTGTTGCAATTATTAAAACTATTTTATTAAATTGTGTTAACATGTATAAATTATTATATATAAAATATAAAATAATTTATAATTTATATATTTATATTGATTATATATAAATTATTTAAAATTTATTATTTAAAAATATTTATTTTTTTTTGGCTTTTCTAGTTCCATCTTTTTTTACATAACCAAATTGTCCTTTTTTTGTAAAAAAACCGGCTTTTTCTAAACGTTTTTCTTTTTTAGATTGCGAATGTTTTTTTTTAGATACAATACGACCACGTTTGTTCATTAATAAATCTTTTTTTAATAATTCACCTCTTGTTTTATATGCATTTCCGTGCCATACTTGAGCACGTTTTCCAAATAAATTTTTATATGTTTTTCCTTTAATATGATAAAGACCGTCTGATTGTCTTGTTGGTTTATTTACCATTTTATTTATAATTTAACGAAAGAAAAAAATATTTTTTTATTTTAAAAATTTTTTTATTTTTTATAAATAATTTATCCTAAATAAAATATATTATAAATATTTTAATAATATATTTTATATATTAAAATATGCCAGGAGTAGATACTTATAATAAAATAATTAGTACTGTAAATTCCGTAACTACTGACTATCAATTTATACCTGATATAAGTAATATTATAACTATTGATACATCAAATAATAGAATTGGTATTGGAACATTAAATCCAGAAACTTCTTTACATATTAAAGGATCTAATAATTTGGGTATTATAACAACTAATTTAGAAATTTCTTCAAACCCATATGATTTAAATTCTGGCTTTGTTAAATCAAGTTTAATTCCAGATAATTTTAATTATTCAAATTCAACATTTACAGAACCAACTAATGATAATTCTAAAAATCAATTTACATTAGGTGATCCATCTAATCCTTGGTATACAATATATTGTATTAGTGGTAACTTTGATGAAATTAATTTGGATATTGTGTCAATAAATAGAAATTTAAATTTTATTTCATATAATAATACACCAAGTATTATAAGTAGTCAAAGTGATATAATTATCGATCCTTCCGGAATTGGAGATAATAGTGGAAAACTTACTATAAAAGGTGATTTAATTGTATTGGGAAATCAAACAACATTATCATCACAAGAGTTAGATATTAGTGATAATATTATAACATTAAATAAAGGATATGATGTAACATTAAATGGTATAAATATGACTTCTGGTTTTTATATTGATAAAGGCCAATCATATACTAATGCTAGTTTATTGTATTATATTGATGAAGATATTTGGAAATTAAGTGGTTCGGGTGGATTAAAAATACCTGATGGAAGTAATAATGAAAGAAGTAATAATAGTGATCCTGGTACAATACGTTATAATAGGGAATTAACTTCTTTTGAAGGTTATAATGGAACTGCTTGGGGGACATTAGGTGGTGTTATAAGTGTAGATAAAAGAACAAAAATTATACCAGAAACATCTCCAACTATTGGTAATAATCAACTAGATTTTTATACAGATAATAATCATATTATGCGTTTGGATGAATCTGGTAATATGTTACCAATGCATATAAATCAAAATATTGGTAATAATACAAAAGCATGGAAAAATATATATATAGGTGATCCAAATGGCATAGATTATAATTTAAATGATAATTCTTCAAATGCAATTTATTTAAACAATATAAAAATTTTATATTTTGATAATAATAAAAATTTAGTATTTAATAACCCCAATAGTAATATAAAAATACCATTTAATTTAAGTGTAGATGGAACTGCTGGTATTGCATCTACCGCAAATAATAATACTAATATTGCTGGTGGTTTTGTATATAATACAAAAATAGGTATTGATCAAAATGGTATTAATGGATTAGAACAAAGTTATTTTAGTCAGACACAAACATATGAATTGACAGTATTAGATTCTATTAATTTTCATGATAGTCTTACAAATAATTATAATTATTCATTAAAAGATGCTAATTTCAATAATTTAGAAATTTCAAATAATTTAATAGTTAATGGAGATTTTACTTCTAAAATAGAAAGTACAAATTATAATAATTCTAATATTAAACAACAAGTATTTAAACCTTTTGTTCCTCCTGGTGCTGTTATGAGTTTTGCAACAAAAGCTGCACCGGAAGGTTGGTTGGAATGTAATGGAAATGCTGTATCAAGAGATACTTATTCAAATTTATTTGATATAATAGGCACTACTTGGGGTAGTGGAGATGGTTCTACTACATTTGATTTACCAAATTTAAATGGTGGTTATTTTGTCAGGGGAGGAAATGTAGATGGGCAATATAATTCTGATTCAACAAAAAAACCTAGAGATTTTACAATATATGCAGATCAAGGAACAACCAGTCACGATGGCCACCATGGTCATGGTTTTGTTTATCACGATCCAAACAGCGGTAGTGCTCAAGGTCATGCTGAGGTTGGTGGTACTTTGAATGAATGGCCTTATCCAAGGGGTGCTTTTAATAACGGAACAAGGAGGAGTTTAAGTGGCATAGACGGAGGAGGGGGGCATGAGCATACATTCAATACTCAAATACATCATAATATTAATGATGCTTGGAATTCTGAAACTGCACCTATAAATGTTCGTCTTTTATATTGTATTAAATATTAATATTAAATTATTAATAATTTAAAAATAGAAAATAATACTTTAAAGTCTTCTTTTAACAATTTATTAATTAATTTAGAAAAAAATACTATTTAAATTATAAATATTAAAGTATATATATAACTTGATAATTATGTCTTCTAATGCTATTATTGCAAATATAAAAGCAGCAAATAATACGTTATTCTTAAATGCAGTTAATGTAGAAATTTCAAATAATTTAATAGTTAACGGAGATGCATCAATCAATAATTTAGATGTTTCTGGTAATTTAAATATTACTATAGAAAGTGTTAATTATACCAACTTACTAACTCCACAAAATGTATTTCAACCTTTTGTTCCTCCTGGTGCTGTTATGAGTTTTGCTACAAAAGGAGCACCACAAGGTTGGTTAGAGTGTAATGGCCAAATTTTATCAAGAAGTAGTTATCAAAATTTATTTAATGTAATAGGCACTACTTGGGGTAGTGGAGATGGTTCTACTACATTTAATTTACCAAATTTAAATAGTGGATATTTTATTAGAGGAGGGAATGTAGATGGAAATTTAATGTCTTTTACTACAGCAAGACCAAATGGATTTTCTGCAACAACTGCAGACAATGGGGCACATGCGCATGGTATAGAATTAGCGGATCTAGGTGGCATCGGAGGCACACGTTTCAAAAGTAGTTCTGCTCATATATATTCACATGTGCCAAACTACTATGCTGGCACAATGGGTGTTGGTGATCATAATCATACTGTAAATATTACTGGTTGGGACACTGAAACAGCTCCTAAGCATGTTATTCTTTTATATTGTATTAAATATTAAGAAATAAAAATCTTGAAGTTAGTAATAATTTAATATTTAATACTATTTCTGTTGGTAATATAAATTTATTTATGTATTTAATTAATATTGTAAAAATATTATTAATTAAATTAAATAATAATATAAAAATTATATTATTATTATTTAGTAATAATGTTTAATCAATTTAATGTTGAAAAAAAATGGTATACTTATACTGATAAAATAACAAGTGTAAGTGGCGAATTATTAATAGATAACAATGTAGATATTAGTGGAGATTTAAATGTAAATAGTATTACAACAAGTACAATAAATGCAACTGGTGCTGTTGGTGTTGATGGTAATTTTGATGTTGCTACAAATAAATTTACAGTTGCATCAACAAGTGGTAATACTGCTATTGCTGGTACTCTTGATGTTACTGGTAATATTAATAGCAATGATATTACTACTGGTAATATTAGTGCTGGTGGTAGTATTAATGCTAGTGGTACTATTAATGCTACTAATAATATTACTAGTAATAATATAGTACAAGGGAATTATTTTAGATTTAATGCAAGTTCAACTACTTGGTTTGAATATGTTTTTGATCAAAGTCAACATAGAATTTGGCAAAGAGGACCATATGGATATCCAGGCGGACGCTTTAAAAATGATACACTTATTACTGGTACACTTTACTATAGTGGAGGATCATGGCCGTCCTCAGATGATCGTATTAAATCAAATGAAGTATCTATAGATGATGCTATAAATATTATAAAAAAATTACACCCAATGAAATATTTAAAACATCCGGATCTTATAACAGATGAAATATCACCTGATTTATCAGGTGTTAAAACATTTGAAGAAGCAGGGTTAATAGCCCAAGAAATAGAAAGAGATTGTCCAGAACTTAATTATTTAATTACAGAAAATGATGGAGTTAAACACGTTAATTACATATGTATAATTCCATATTTAATAAAATCAATTCAAGAATTGGAGCAACGGATAGCCACATTAGAAGCAAAATAGAGAACCCTAGGAGGCTTGAAAATAAATAAATAACAAATAGCAGATATTTGACCTTTTTTTCTGCGCATAGTGCAATAACGAGCGATGACCAAAACTATCAGCCTCAAAATAGACTTGCCCAAAGTGAACGCGCACCAATACTAGACGCACCCCGACCTGCCCGTGATGCACCAGCAGAAGCAGGAAAAGAAATTATTTAATAAAAATATTATTAATTTAATTAAATAATAGTATAAAAAAATTATATTATTATTTAGTAATAATGAGTAATCAATTAGGATCAATTTATGCTACAACAAAATCTGCTAAAAAGTATATTATGTTGGATTCGGAAAATGTAGAAGTTAGTGGTAATTTTTTTATTAATGGGACAAATTCTCGTATGCCTGCAGAAATTGAAAATTCGTTGAGAGATTATCTTCCATTAACTTATGGAATTAGTGATCCTAATCCAACAACTTTATATGATCAATTTGCAGATTTAAGTGAAAATGTATTAAAACAACGAAAAGATGCTTCATTTAATAATTTAGATATTAGTGGTAATGTAAATATTAATGGAGGTTTAACAATTTATAGTGATAATGCTTCAAACAGAGGAGGCTTACTGGTCAACGGAGACATTGCGAATTCGGGTGTTGTGGCAGGGGCTGACCCAATCCTTACGAATATTATACGCCCAGCCATCCCACCTATAAACTTACACGTACCTAAAAATGTACTGATTGGACCAAGTGACACATCCAATGCTCAAGGTAGACATCCGCACGGTTGGGAAACAGGTCTTACTCCTCGTCTCATTTTAAATTGTAAGTTGGGCGTAGGCGACCCTCAACGTGACTTATCGGTTCTGGCCGCCGATGGAGGAACAACACTGTATTCAGATGCTGAAATCAATGCGCTGCCAACACCTCCATCCGGTCAATCGGATGACACACTGCTCCGATACGGTCAACCCGGACAAATGCTGGTATCCCAAGGCTATGATTTACCGCCGAAGTGGAGTAACATAGCCGGCGTGTTTGCCAACGCAAGTATAAGTCAAAATATATTCGGGGCGGCAGTAACTAATCTAAACACTTGGACATCGCAAGTATCTCAAGGTATCACTGGCACTTTTACAACACCAACAGCCGGGTGGTATCAATTGAACTTTTCGTTTCAGCAAAGGGCAAACGGTTTAGGAAATGTTTTCAGTTTCTGTTACTTGTACATATTAAGGTCTGGTACTACAATTCATACCTTGTTGGATGATGACAATGTTTCCAATGGAGATACCGACGTATGCCGAACAAAAGGGGGTGGCTTTTTAGTCCAAATGGCTGCGAATCAAAGCATATCTTTTCAAAGCGAAGCCAATTCAGGCAACTATTTTGTAGAAGGTTTTGCGTCACTAGTCAAAGTGTCATAATGTAATGTAATATAAGCAAACGGCAAAAAAAACCTTATGTGTATAATATGACTGACTACACCATTTATAAAATCACACACAAACATATTATTCTTTACGTAGGTATGACTTCCAATTCTCTGCGCAAAAGACTGTTTCAGCACATCACCGACGCAAAACGAAACACTTGTTCGGTTTCCAATAAGTTGTGCAAAAAACAAAAGCCGCCGGACTTGAAGAGACTTCACGATTACATTAAGAGTATGAACGACCCCAATCAGTTAAGCATCACCACCCTTGAGAAACTTACCGGAACTTATCACCAGGCAAAAACGAGCGAATTAAAACTCAAAAAGAAATACAATATACAGATATAAAGACATCGCAAATTACATTTTATGCTTATCTGCGGCGTGCGTGTGCTACATTTAATGAAAGAACATCAGTGCTCGTGGGATGAAGCGATTGAAATCTACAAACGAAACATCTAAAGACTGTACTTATACAATTTGTAATGATAAATTATATGAATTAATACCAAATACAACTAATGCTTCAAAAATAATAAGTCTTATTTCAGGTGATTTTACTATATCTGATACTTGGTGGTATGAATATCAAACTAATACTTATTCTAATGGAGCAAGCCATGGACGGGGAGGTGGTGCATTTCATGGAGCGGTATTAGCACCAAATGGAAAGATAATTTTAGTTCCATATCAATCAGCAAATATAGGTATATATGACCCAATTACTGATACTTATAGTAGTGGAGTAACTCACGGACGAGGAACTTCTGCATTTAAAGGTGGAATATTAGCACCAAATGGAAAAATGATTTTAGTCCCATAAAATTCATCAGTTGTAGGCGTATATGGAATAAATACAAAACCTTTATTAAATGATACATTTAAGATAAATACATTATTACCATATTTTAATAAATTATAATATATTATTATAATATAAAAATGAGTGTTTATGGAAAATGTAAATTAATATCTGATTAAAAAGCAAGTAAATTAATATCTAATCAAAAAGCAAATATTACACTTTTTGACCCTATTATTATTGACGACAAAGACAAAGATATTATTGACGACAAAGATAAAGATATTATAAAAAACTGGGTAGCCGATGATTGGAATGTAGGGTTTTCAGTTGGATGAACAAACAACGATGAGTTTTTTGTATCAACTACTGGAATTTATCGTTATGATTTAACGATGGTAGGGAGTTATAATGGAGGAACGAATGATGGTATTGAATTTAAATTAAAAGACATTAGCGGGAATATTATAGATTCAGGTAGTTCTTATAATGGAAATGGCAATATAAATTTTGAAAATATAAGTGGTCTTTTAAAAGTTACAGATGTATCTAATGGTTTTAAAATTCATGGCTTTATGCATGGTGAAAGAGGCACTTGGCATAAAGATTTAGAAGGTTATAGTTGTTCTTTTAGTTTGCAACTAATAAATTAAAAAAATATAAAATAAATTAAAAAAATATAAAATAAATTAAAAAAATATAAAATAAATTAAAAAAATATAAAATAAATTAAAAAAATATAAAATAAATTAAAAAAATATAAAATAAATTATAAATATTTTATAAATTATTTTATTTATTTTGAGAGAATTGAAAAAAATAATAAAAAAAATAAAAAAAAAATAAAAAAAAAAATAAAAAAATATTTTATTTGTAAGAAGATAATATAATAAAACATTAATTTAATATTATTTAATTATCAAAATTATAAATAAAATTCTTTATTATTTATAATTGCAATTTTACAACACCCATAACTAGTGCGATGCCATGGAGAAATTCCATATTTTTGTATTCCTTCCATATGTTTAGAAGTTCCATAACCTTTATTTGATTCTAATCCATAATATATATCTAATTTTTTATAACATTCACACATTTGTGAAATATATTTGTCTCTTTCTACTTTAGCTAATATTGATGCAGCAGCAATAGAACAATATTTATTATCACCTCCTTCTACTAAAATATGACTTATTTGTTGTAACATTTCAGAATCATTTAAATATGTATAACTTTTAAAATCATTTCCATCTACCAATAAATAATATTTTTCATTATATTTTTTGTTATTTATATTTAGTTTTATATTATTTGAATCTGTAATATTTTTAATACATTTATGCATTGCACTATGTGTAGCATTTCGTATATTAATTTTATCTATTGTTTTTTCATCTTCATAACATATAGAATATGCTAATGCATTTTCTTTAATATAATCTGCAACTTCATTAATTTTTTTAAATGAAGAAAATTTTTTACTATCTTTTAATAATTCATATTTAAAATCATCAGATTTAGGTAAAATTACTGCTGCTGAATATACTCTTCCAAACATTGGTCCTCTTCCTGCTTCATCAATACCAATTTCAAATGCTTCTGATTCATTATTATAAAAATGCTCTAATACTTCTTTAGGTTTTTTTGTTTTTTTTTCTTTCTTATCTTTTTTAACTTTTTCTTTTATGTCTTTTATATCTTCATGATTATTAATATTTTGCATAAATAAATATATATAAACTTTTTTTATTATATATATTTAATATAATATAGAATGGTTTTCAATTTTAAAAATAATAATTTTATTATAATTTTTTTATTAGTTTTAGTAATAGGATCGTGTGTTTGTTATAATATAATGGAAAATAATGTTGAAGGTTTTAATACTAATAGTAGTCATTATAAGTTTTTTAAAGAAGTTGATACTAGTGGAAATGATATAGTATATAATTCTTTAAATTTTATAAATTATGATTTTTGTTTTAATACATTAAATCTGAATACTGATTTAATAAATAACGCTGCTGATAGGGGTACTACCTTTGATATATCTTGTTTAGATAGTGAAAATAATTGTTTTACTAAAGATAGTAGTTTTAATATTTATAAAAGAATAGATGCTTCTAATATTAGATGCTTATTGGCACCATATAATACTAGTCAAAGAATAGATTTAATATCTTCTTCAAAATCTAGCGTAGATCCAGTTGGCAGTGTTAATATGATGTTTGTTACAAAAAGAAGTGATAATTCATATAATATATATGATTTAAGTGGTGAAAATATTTTTAGATCTTTAGATATATATATTGATAATGAACGTGTTATAGAAAAAGGAGTTTTACAAGGATTTCCTAATAATGATGTAACTACTACTACAATTAGTGGTAATACTGTTAGTGCTACAGGTGGGAGTTTTTCAATGGGTGATTTTAATTTTCCATCTTTAATGAATTTAGGATTTGGTGGAGGGATAAATCCACAATTATATGCATATATGTTAGAAAATGGTAATAATCATTCACATTTAAATAATTACAATCCTCCCTTTTATAGTAGTTTTGAGGCAGCAATGAACAATCCTTCAAATCCATTAGTAAATCCTTTAAATTCTATGAATCCCCAACAATATAGTGAATCTTTATTTGGACCAAATATTTCACCTCATATGGTAAAAGATATGTGTAAAAATTCAAATTTAGATACTACATCTAAGGTAGAACAAGAAGATATAACAAATACAAACAATAAAGATATTAATAAAACTGCTAATAATAATAATAATAATAATAATAATAATAATAATAATAATAATAATAGTTTATCAAATAATATTCAAAATAGTGGAAATCCAATGAATGATATGTTTAATAAAATGAATGCAAATAGTAATAGTTTATTAACTCAAAATTCAAATCAGTCTCAATCAGTACAATCTCAAAATGTTAATAAATTAAAAAGTGATACTAATATAATAAATAATAATGGGTCTGAAGTACCGCCTTGTCCTCCATGTGCAAGATGTCCAAAAAGTGACTTTGAATGTAAAAAAGTACCAAATTATGAACAAGGTTTAGAAAATCCTTCTTTACCAAGAGCAGTTTTAACAGACTTTAGTACATTTGGTATGTAAAATTAAATAAATTACAAACTATAATTTATGATTTTTATATATTATTATGTTTTAATAATATTTAAAAATATTATTGTTTTATAATATACTTTTTTATCCAAAATAAATTTAAGTATAAATACTTTTTATATTTATTTTATCATCTTAAGTATTATTTAATATTTTTTTGTTTAAATATTTATGATTCTTGTGTTATAAATGGACCTCCTCATCCTCCTCTTTGTTTTCTTCTTTTTGTTTTTAAAAGTTTTCTAGATTGTCTTCTTTTTTTTAATTTAAACATATTTAATTTATTTAACAATTTTTTTGTTTGTTTTTTGAGGGATTTTTTTACTTTTTTTACTCTTGTTTTTCTAAATAATCCTAATCTACCAAACATTATTTTTATAATATATAAAAATATTATAAAAATATTATAAAAATATTATAAAAATAAAATTATTATTTATGTTTTAAACATTTTTTATCTATATTAAAAGTTTTGCATTTTTTTTCTTGTGGAACTATATTTATTACACATTTCGATTTTTTTCCATATAATGGTGTTACGCATCCTTTTTCTTTTTTTGTTTTATTAAAATTTTCCTTATATTTAAATATTTTAGGATTTTCTATTACGCATCTTGATCTAAATTGTTCATATCTATCTCGTATATCACAATAACTTAAATTAGATTTTTTTCCCAACATTTTATTTATTAATTCATGTAAATTATAAATATAACGAGAGAATGTATCTCTATTTTCAAATATTTCTTCTTTTAATGGAAATTTTTTAAAATTATTTTTAAGATTAATACGACAATATTTGCAAGGTAATGTATATTGTAAATTTAAAAGAAATTGTTTATATTTGTTTTTTTGTAATTTTGTAGGGTTCATTGGATAATTAAAACTAATAACATGTAAATAATGCCACATGCTTGGTCCCCATACACTTGTTAACATACCATCACCACTATTATAATCTTTCTTACTAAACAATCTTTTAATTTTTTTTGTTTTATTTAATTTATTTTTTTTATTACTGGTTTTATTCATTAATACATATATAATGTTAAGAAAATAAAATTAAATTATATTATATATATAAAAATAAAAATGATAAATTCTTTATTTAATGAATTAATAAAATCATTTAATAATATTGTTGAAGATACTTATATAAATATACGCTTAATATTATCAGATAAAAGTTTATTAGTATTAAGTTTTATTTTATTAATTTTATTTATTTGTTTAGGATATTTTGTATATACTAATTATATTACAAATATTATAAATACTAAACATGTATTGAATAGAGAATTAGTTAATAATAATTCTAATGATTTACATGATAATAATATAAAAATAGTTTTTTTTAAAACTGAATGGTGTCCATATTGTAAACAATCTATGATAGAATGGCAACTATTTGAAGATTATGTAAATAAAATAAATAATACAAATAGTAAACAAATAAAATTATTAATAATTGATTGTGATGAAAAACCCCATATTGCAGATAAGTATGAAATAGAAGCATATCCCACAATAAAAATGTTTTATGATGGAGAAATATATGAATATGATGCAAAACCAACAAAAGTAAATTTAATAGAATTTGTGGAAAGTTTTGTGGAATTAAATTAAAACTATTTAATACTTATATTACTATTATCTATTATAATATTACTATTATCTATTATAATATTACTATTATCTATTATAATATTATTATTATTTATTATAATATTACTATTATCTATTATAATATTACTATTTATAAAATTTTCCGCCAATTCATTTCCATAAATTATTAATTTTAATCTTTCATTTTCAGTATTAAAAACATATATCCAATAATCAATATCTACTGTTTTATTTGTACATGAACAATTAATTGTATTTTTAATAACTATTGTATTTTGTTTTTCTATTAAAAATAATTTATTAAATAATGATTTAATTATAAAAATTAAAAAATTAAATAAATTAATATCTTCGTTTATTTCTTTATTTTTATTGCTATTTAATTTATTTTTAATATTTACATTTTTATAATTTACCAATGCTAATATTTCATCACTATTACACTTATTATCATAAATACAATCATTTATTGGATTATTTACAAAAAAACCACCATCTAAATAAAAAGATTTTTTATAATATACTGGTTTAACTAATATTGGGATAGTTATACTCATATTAATTGCAGTTATAAGTTTTAATTTTGGATGTGTTATATAATTAATATCTTCTTTACAAAAATTATTTAAATTTGCCGTAAAAAAATGAATATTCTTTTTTGTTAATTTATAAAATTCTTCTAATGTAATATTTACATCTATATTTTTTGCTAAAAAAATTGGTTTAACACATTTTATTAAAAAATCTTCATCTATTAAACCCTTTGTTTGCATTAAATTTAAATAATCCAATGAAGTAAAATTTACAATATTTTTCCATGGTCGTTTTACAAAAAAATCATCTATCCATGACATTTCAAAATTTAATGAATATATCATAGCAATAAAACATCCAAAAGATGTAGCATAGATTGTTTCTATATTATCATAACAAATGATATTTTTTTCTGTTAGTTTTTTTAATACACCCCATTGAACAAGTCCTATTGGTCCTCCACCTGCCAATACTAAATGTTTAATCATATTATTTTTATTATCAATATTATGATTAAAAAATTTATTTTTATTATAAAATCTATAAAAATAAGTTTTATAATAATTATTTATTGAAAAAATAAAAATTTAAATATTTTATTATTATACATTATAAATATTTAAAAAATAATGAGTAATGATTTTTTTTATAACTTCAATGATAAAGCAGATAATGAAGAGTCTATTAAATTAAATATAGATGAACTTTATGTAAAAAAACAACAACAAGATTTAAATGTTATGAATAATTATAATAAAATATTAACGCGAATTCATAATAAAATAAAATATGTTTCTAAACAACTTGTCAATGATCAATGTTGTTGGTATGTTGTTCCAGAAATGATGATTGGTATTCCAAAATATAATCATAATGATTGTACTGCATATGTTATTGAGAAATTAAGAGATAATGGATTTATTGTTCGTTATACCCATCCAAATTTACTTTTTATAAGTTGGAAACATTGGGTACCTAGTTATGTACGTAATGAAATAAAGAAAAAAACAGGACAAGTTTTAGATGAATATGGAAATATTGTAAATAATAGTGACAATAATGGAATTAATCCTTTTCAAGAAAATAGTAAAAATATAAATTTAAATAAATCACAAAATAATGATAATTTAATGTTTAATAATAAAAATATGGGAAATGGTACTTCTTCTAATATTAAAGAAAAAACTGATTATAAAGATATAAAAACATATAAACCATCAGGATCTCTTATTTATAGTAATAATTTATTAAAAAAATTAGATATAAATGATTTATAAATTTTTTATTTTTTTCTACTTCTTTTATTTTTATTTTTTTTTATAGTTATTTTGTGTTTATGTTTTTTATATTTTTGTTTTTTATAGTATTTTTTTGATTTTTTATATTTTTTTCCACCAAATGGATATTGTGATTTTTCTTCTCTTCCTTCTCCTTCTTCTCCTTCTTCTCCTTGTTCTTTTTTATTATTACTTTTTGTTATATCAAATGTTAAGTCTTTTGTTGATAATTTATTTTTATCTAATGATTTAAAATATTCTTCTATTAAATTATTTTTTTCTTTGTTTATAAAATATAAAATTGCAACTATTATATATAATGAATTCTTTAAAATAAAAAATATTCTCTTATTTATATCGTCTATATTTAAATTAGTTTGATTTTTTAATAAATCATTATATAAATTAATTCTTCCTTTTCTATAATAGTTTATTAAAAACTTAATTTTGTAAATTAGTTCTTCTTTAAATAATTTATTTCCACTAATTTTTGAAGCAATATTACTAATTTTACCAATTATTAATCCAAGACTAAAACCTTCGCCTCCCTTTTGTTCATTATCAAAATTTATATTTTTTAAATCTAATATAGATAAAAATTCTAATATTTCTATATTATTATTATTTTTATCTATATCTAAATTTTTTTTTAAAAAATCTTTGATATTATCAATATAACTAATTTCTATATCTTTTTTAATAATATTTAAATCTAAATTTGATATTATATGTTGTAAACCTTTTTCATTTGCAAAGATTTCATCTTTATCTTCATAAAAAATTTTTAAAAAATCTGTAATAATATTATCTTCTTCATTATTTTCTAATACTTTTTTGGATTGTTCTCTTGCAGCATTTACTTGCTTATTAATATAACCTTTATTTTTATCTTCATCACTTTTAAATAAATTTTTAATTCCAAATATTCCTCCGTTTTGTTTAAATGTACTATCTTCTTTATCTACTTCTTTTAATTTTTTATCTACATCTTTTTGATCTACTTCATTTAGTTCATCTACTTGATCTACTTTATCTACTTCATCTACTTCATCTACTTCATCTACTTCATCTACTTCATGTGGATTTAAATCAACAACATTTGTATCATCATCCTTAATTTTATCAGTTTCTGTTTTTTTTTCAGATTTATAATTTTTGTTAAATAATTTTTCTTTTATTGTTTTATAAATTTCTTTATTAAGATTTTCTTGTCCTTCTAATTCTTTAGATAATAAACTTTCATTTATCAATATAATAAAGTCATCTTCTAATTCATCTTGATTAGTATGTAATTCTATAATTTTTTTTTCATTTACTATTTCATTAAATTCTTTATTTGTATATTCTTTATCATAAATTTCTAACATTGACATATTATTATTAATAATTATAATATATAAATATTATTATTAATATAAAATTAATATATTTTAATACTAAACAATAAAAACTATTAATAATATAAAAAATATTTTTAATTAAATTAATTATAAATTGATAAAATAATAAATTAAATGAGTTTAAAAATAAAATAATAAATATTTGAACTAATTTAATATGGAAATAAATAGTTTATTTGAAACATTTTCTAAATCTAATAATGAAAGTAAAGTGACAAAAAAAAATCGTAATAAAGATTCTAATAAAACAAATATGAAAAATTTATGGAATCTTTTTGATGAAGAATGTGATTGTAATAAACAATCTAAATTAGAATGTATATATCGTTCGAATGTTAATGAAGTAAATGATAACGAAACATTTTGTTTACAAAACTTACAAAAAGAATTTTGTAATTTATGTAATAGTCATCTATTTGTGGGTGAAGATAATTTCTTAGTATGTCCAAATAAAAAATGTGGAATAATTTATAAAGATAATTTAGATCAATCTGCCGAATGGAGATTTTATGGCGCAGAAGATAATAATAGTGATCCTACACGTTGTGGTATGCCAATTAATCCATTATTAAGAGAATCTTCTTATAGTTGTAAAATTTTATGTCCTTCTAAATCAAGTTATGAAATGTATAAAATCAAAAAATATACAGATTGGCAATCAATGCCATATAAAGAAAAATCACAATATGATGAATTTCAATATATTACAAATATATCACAAAATGCAGGTATTCCTAAAATGATTATAGATGATGCTATGCATTATCATAAAAAAATTTCTGGTACAAAAACATTCAGGGGTGTTAATAGAGATGGAATTATTGCTGCTTCAATTTATATTTCATGTCGAGTAAATAATTATATTAGAACTGCAAAAGAAATTGCTGATATATTTAATTTAGATAATACCAGTGCTACTAAAGGTTGTAAAAATGCTTTATCAATTATTAATGAAATAGATAGAGAAAATCGTGATAATTCAGAAAATTCAGAACTTATTAAGTTAAATAAAACAACCCCTTTAACATTTATTGAGAGATATTGTAGTAAATTGAATATTAATAATGAGTTAACGCAATTATGTAAATTTATTGCTACTAAAATTGAAAAAAATAATTTAATTCCTGAAAATACACCTCATTCAATCGCCGGTGGAATTATTTATTTTGTTTCACAAACTTGTAATTTAAATATTAATAAAGCAACTATTAATAATATTAGTAAAATTAGTGAAGTAACAATTAATAAATGTAATAAAAAATTAGAACAACATAAAAATGAACTAATTCCTCCTGTAATATTAAATAAATATACTCAATAAATATTACTTTTTAATTATTATTTGTATAATTTTTTTATATTTAATATTTAAAATAAATATAAAAATGGATAATAAAATTAATAAAATTAATGAAAATATAATACCAAAAATTGTATTTATAGTTCCATATAGAAATCGAGAAAATGAAAAAACACATTTTTCAGTTTATATGAAATATATTATGGAAGATTATAATTTAACTGATTATGAAATTTATTATATTCATCAATGTGATAAACGTTCATTTAATAGGGGTGCTATGAAAAATATTGGATTATTAGTTTTGAAAGAAAAATATCCAGAACATTATAAAAATATTACTTTGGTTTTTAATGATATTGATACTATTCCATATAAAAAAAATATTTTAAATTATGAAACTGAAAACAATATTGTTAAACATTTTTATGGCTATGAATTTGCATTAGGTGGTATTGTTTCAATAAAAGCATATGATTTTGAGAGAATAAATGGTTTTCCTAATTTTTGGGGTTATGGATATGAAGATAATGTATTGAATATTCGTGTTTTGTTTAATAAAATGAAAATTGATAGAAATGAATTTTATAACATTAATTCACCAGAAATAATACAATTTAGAGATATTAATCATATTAAACAAGTAAATAAAAATGAAGTAATTAATTATAAAAATAAAAATATAAAAGACAATTTGAGAGAAATAAATAATTTAAATTATGAAATAGAAAAAAATATGGAAAATAATAATATTATAGCAAATAATCAATTTATAGTAAATGTAAATAATTTTAATACATTAATACAATTTAATAATAATTTTATGGATTTTAATGTAAAAAATGAGAGAGCAGTTTATGTAAATTCATTAAATAAAATAATACCAAATCATTTTATGATGAGAATTGGAAAAAAATAATTGATTATTCTACTGTAACAACTTTTGCTAAATTACGCGGTTTATCTGGATTTATATTTTTTGCTATAGATATTTCATAAGCCAAATATTGTAATGCAATAGTAAATATTATTTCATTATAATAATCACTTTTATAAAGTAAACAATAATTATTTTCGTTTAAATTTAATTCTTCAATAATTTTTAATGAATTTGTAATAACAAATATATTGGTCTCTCGTCCTAATATCTCATAATATGTGGATTTTAAATTTTGATAGTTATTATTATCCGTTTCATCTATTAATAATATTGTTAAATTTGTTTTATCTAATAATGCAAAAGGTCCATGTTTCAATGAACCTGCACTAAAACCTTCACAATGTAAATAAGTAACTTCTTTAATTTTGAGAGAACCTTCGTGTGCTACAGAAAATAAATTATTTTTTCCTAATAAAAAAATATTATTAATATTTTTTTCAATAATTAAATGTTTTAAAATATCTAGTTCTCTCAAAAATTTAAAATTATTAAATAAATTATTTAAACTATTTGGTAAATAACGTAAACAATCTATTTTTTGACTATTAATATAATAATTATTATTATTTTGTGAAAACCATAAATCTACTAATGCTAAAACAACTATCATTGATGTAAATGATTTTGTAGATGCAACCGAAATTTCGGGTCCAGCATTTAAATAAACTCCACACATTACTTCTCTCGCAATTAATGAATCAACTTTATTGATAATTCCCATAGTAATACAACCTTCATTTTTACATATTTTTAAACAATTATATACATCAATTGTCTCTCCAGATTGACTTAAAAATATACATAATATTGATTGTTTATTTGCAATATTTGGAATATCATCTATGCTAAATTCACAAGCATTTATTAATTTTATTATTTTAAATTTTTTATTTTTTTTTAAATAATTCTCTCCAATTAATCCTGCATTATAACTTGTTCCACAACCAATTATTAATATATATTCTACATTATTTAGTAAATTTTTATGAATATCCAATCCTCCTAATTTTACAATATTATTTTCTATTCGTCCTCCATAATTATATGCTTTTTTTATTGATTCTGGTTGCTCCATTATTTCTTTTTTCATCCAATGTGGATATGGTTTAGAAGTATTAATTATATCTTCATAACAAACTTTTTTTACATCATATTTTAAATAAAAGTCTTTTTTCATATCTTCGTCGTCATAATCTGGACCATCACTTTCACATAAAAATTCATAATTATTTTTATTTATTTTAACAATTGTATTATCTTTTAAAGGAATATAATTATTTACTAAACAAACAAATCCATTTGTTTCTGAAGTACATATAATATAATTTTCATTATTTCCCAATAATAAAGGAGAACCTTTTCTTGTTACATAGTAAGTATCTAATTCTTTAGTATATATAATAACAAGTGCCCAAGTTCCTTCTAATTCATTTATTGTATTTTGTATTGCCTCTTCTATTGTATTACCCATATATAATAGATAATATTCTATTAAATTAGCAATTACTTCACTATCAGTTTCACTTTTAAATTTAATTCCATTATTTAGTAATTTAAGTTTTAAATCTTCGAAATTATTAATTATACCATTATGAACCAAAATAATATTACCTTTTTCTGAAATATGAGGATGTGAATTAATATCTGTTTTTCCACCATGCGTTGCCCATCTTGTATGTCCTAAACCAACATGTGAAAAAATATTATTATTTAATAATTTATTCTTTAATAAATCATAACAATCTTTATTATAAGTGGATGCATTTTTTTCTATAATATAATTATTTGTGCTATTATCAAAATAACAAACTCCCATAGAATCATATCCACGATTTTGAATTAATTCCAAACTATTTAGCAAATTTTGAATAATATTAATTTTATTTTTTGATATTATAAAAGTAATTCCACACATTTATAAATATTTAACTAATGATTTTATATTTTTTTATAATTATATATTATAATTATAAAATGCCAGATACAAAAAAAATAAAAAAAGGAAGAGGACCAACAAATCGAATGGATAGAAGTCATCTAAGAAGAGGTGCAACCGATGTAGATATGAAAGTTTCAGTAGTCCAACAAAAAGAAATATCTAAACAAAAATCAAGAAAAAAAACACAAAGAAAAAATTCAAATAAACACAGAGTTAGAAATAACTCAGCACCCGCTAGAATCGGCCAACCTGTAAATATAATACAAACTGATTTTTTAAAAGAAGGAAAAATGAAATTAAATAGATTATTTTATGGTAGTATTGCTAACGAACAAATGAGTTATGAAAATTATGAGTTACTTAAAAAAAATATAGTATCAGAATATGCTAACATACAATTACAACAACAAAAAGAAATAATGAGATTATCTAGAGATTTAAGAATAGTAGAACAAGCAAAAGATAAATATTTAAAAAAAATTAATGATTTACAAGATAAACTACAACAAGATCAAGGTACTACAGGTATACAAGATATTCTTTCTGGACTTGCTCAATTAAACCATAATGGACAATGATACACATAATATCGATTTACTAATTAAAAATATTAATAATAATATTTAAAAAAGTCTTCAAACTAATCTAAAAATTTATTTAAAACAATAAAATGCTCCTGAATATAAAAAATCAAATACACATAATCTAAGTGTTGATGCTATAACATCTATTTTTCGCTTAAACTGTTTACATGATAATAATATAGTTAGTAATTAGTAGTTTTTACACGAAGTCTACGAGACCATACATTTTTTTCTGGTTTTGATTTATTATTTTTTAAATAGTTCTTATTGCGTTTAATAAGTAATTCTTTAAGTTCAATATTTTCTTTTTTTAGTGCTTCTACTTCTTCATTAAATTTACGTTTTTTAGAATTATTTTTTTTTGATTTGTTTAATTTTTTCTTTTCATATTTAATATAATATTCAAATGCTTGATCTTCTTCATTTTCTGAATCACTAAATTCATAAGTTACATCATTAATATCATCTTTTTCTTCATCGCTTTCAAAAGAATCTTGTGAATAACTATCTTCATCTTTTTCTTCTTGATTTTCTTTATTATTTTCATAAACATTTTCATAATTTGTTAATTCTTCATTAAGTAAAATAGGAGGAGGACTTGGAATATTAGATTCTTCAATTTTAATAGTTATTTTTTCATTTTCTTCAGTATTATTAAAATGTTGAATGTCATCACCTTCATAAAATTCAAGATCCCAATAATAAGGATCATCATAAACCATTTTACAACGATTTTCTAGTAAAGACTGATAAAATGATGCTGAAATAGATGTATTATACCATTCATCTACAACAATAATTGCATAACCATAATATGCTCTATCTTCACAATTATATTCTGGTTCGGGATGATCAAATACTTCAACACTTTTTAGTTTTGCAATATTATAATAATCAAAATAATGATATACTTTTGGAATATCTTGAGGTAGAATAAAATCAGGAATATAAAGTACTTTATTATATTGCATATTATGGGTTGTATCGGCCATCTTTTTATAATTATACATTTTTATAAAAAAATAATTTTAATATCAATTTTTTTAATTTTTATTTTTATTTTTATTTTTATTTTTATTTTTAAAAATTGAATATTATTATTTAATATATTATAAATAATAATATATTATAAATAATAATATATTATAAATAATAATATATTATAAATAATAATATATTATAAATAATAATTAATAATATATTACTTATTATATTAAATAATATATTAAATGAAAATTTTAGTTTTTGATACAGAAACATCAGGTTTGCCTGAAAAAAATGCTTCTATTTATGAACATTCAAAATGGCCATATATTATTCAAATAAGTTATATATTTTATGATATGTCTAATAACAATGCAATTGTAAAAGATAATTATATAAAAATAAATAATTCAATTGTTATTTCACCGGAAAGTATTGAAAAACATAATTTAACACATGAAATATTAAACGCAAAAGGTATAAATATTAATTCTGCAATGAAAGAATTTAATGAATATTTAAAAATATCAGATCTAGTGGTTGGTCATAATATATCATTTGATAAGCGTATGGTATTTGTAGAATGTTTTAGACATAAAATTGATCAATATTTTACAAAATTTGTAAATAATGAAAAAATTAATAAACCAGAATTTTGTACAATGAAAAATACAACACAATATTGTAATATAATTAAATTAAATAAAATAAATAAAGAATATATTAAATTACCATCTTTAAGTGAATTATATACAAAATTATTTCCCGATGTTACTTTACCTAAAAATTTACATAATTCTATAGTAGATGTATTAATTACTTTAAGATGTTATATTAAATATCAATATAATTATGATATTATAGAAAAAAATGAAAAAATCAAAACAATGTTTTTGCAATTATATTAAATTATTATTAAATTATTATTAAAATATTTTATTTGCAATTAAGTGAAAATCTTAATCCCAAACATAAAACTGAAAAAATAACACTTCTATTGGTTATAAATAAAAAAATAAATAACAAAATAACATTTTAAATAAATATTTAAAAATTTAATTATTTATTTAAAATAGATTGAGAGAATGAAACAATTAAATAAAATTAGAATATGTTTATTTTTAAACATATTCTTACTTGGATTTATAAGTTTTTTTATTACATTTTTTGCAGGAAATTCGAAATATTTTCGTTTTGGTCCAAATGAAGATTTTATTTTTATCAGTGTTCCTATTGATACATATGAGAGATATAGCCTACTTCTATTTTTAATCAGTTTAAATGATATTATTAAAGTTTTAGTAAGTGAAATTGGAGAACCTGTTTTAGTTTTTAATGTTTATAATCCAGATAAAAGAGTTATAAGTGAATTTACTAAACCACAATTATTATTTTATGCAAATACTATGTTTTTTGTATCAAATACACGAAGAGTTTTTGAAGTTTTAATTAATGTAACACAAATTGATATTGCTATATTTTCTATAGTTGTTGAACAATTAATTTCTGTTTGTACAGTATGTTTCTTGGTTAGTGAAAAAAAATTTGATAAAGATGGTTTAATATTGACAACTACAAAATTAAATACAAATAGTTTAGAAGAAATAAAAGAAGAAAATTAAATTAAATTAAATTATGTATTCTATTTTTCCATTCTATTTTATTCGATTTTAATAATTTATGATAATTAAAACCATATAATGTTATATGTAAAATATATAATATAATCTCCAAAGGTAAATTTTTTCTTTCTAATAATTTTATATAAATTTTATAATTATTATTATTCATTATAATAATTATAAAATATATATATATAAATATTAAATCTATTCCTCATTTACAAACCATTTACTTTTTTTACCGCCATCATACACTTTCGCATAATTATTATCAATTAACCACTTATTTATATTCACATTTTCATATACTATTTCTACTAATAAACGA